AGCAAAAAAAGCAATAGAGAAAATTAATAGAACAGAAGNGTTTAAGAAAAAAACACAAAAAACACCNATTTACACTGCAGATTTAAAAGCAATTAACGCTACTATTGAAGAAATTTTAAGTGAAATAAAAATTCAAGCTAATAGTGATTATGCAGTAAGAAATATTTACATTATTGTACAAGACGCATTAAAGAAAATAAAATTATCACAAAATTAAATTTGGCAACTAAATTAAATGTAGATGATGGTGGTACAGACCACGGAAAAAAATTGTGGGAGAAACATCAAGCAGATGAATATACAAGAGTTGATCACTATAAAGAGGCTATATGTATAAATTGTTTTAAAAGAGATGCTTCTGCAGCAACTATTGCAGATATTTGTGGTGACTGTGCTAGTAAACGTGGTAGAGAGCCACTTTTAGCAACAATTACACATAAAATGTATGGGTTATGTTTCTTTTGTGGTAAATACAAATTTGGTATAGAGCAAATTAACGCTAGATTTTGTAATACATGTCATAGAAGAATTGCTAACGTGACAAAAGAGTATAATAAGAAAGGTGGACAGTTTGGTGCAGACCCATTTTGGCAAAAAATGAGAAAAAAACACGGTAAAGACTGGAAAATTATAATGGGAAAAAACTTAGGTAACAGAAGATAACACTATAATAATATAAAATCTATTCTATTTGCTTTTAAATTAAAAAATTTGTATTCCCAGTTTATTTTTGCAGTTTTTTTTGGCATATCACCACAAAACTTTCCTACTTTAAAAAATATTGGTGCTTTTCTTAATCTTTTTTTGAAAAACTGTATATTTTCGGTTTTTGGGTCAAAAGATACGTCATCATATTTTACTAATTTCTCATCACCAGTTTGATATTTNTTTATATTGTTTCTTTGAAAGCAACTTATTGATCTTGATGTGTCTGGACGTTCATAAAACTTTTCACAGTCCAATACAACTCTAAGTTTTTCATCTTGTGTAACCCATATATCTTTTAATGATATTGATGCATCATTTATTTCTGATTTATCTGAAACTAAACGACCATTTCTTTTAACATATTCATCTATAGAGTCATATACATGTACAGAAATACCCATACCTTCTGGATGGTTATCTTTATTAATAAAGGNTTTGATTTATAGACATGGAAGAAGGGGATTTAAGGTGTCCATGTGGTAGTATACAATATGGTTATTCATCTGATAATATAATAGTTTACATATGTTATAAATGTGGAAATATAGATTGTGAAAATGTATCCGAAAAAGTTTTAAATCTTTTTCATGAAGAACCTGAATTGGTGTTAAACATGATAGAAGACGGATTCTTAATACCAATTTCGAAAGTTTAAATAGTTGTTAGACTTGTATTTAATATGTTCGAAATAATAGATACACTATTCTCTGAAATAGTTATAGGACTGGTAATTGGAAGTGGTGGAGCATTAATTGCTTACTTTAGGAAATTATCTGCTACACAAAAAGATTTATGCCTAAAGGTTGAACACCTCCAAAAAGCCCTCATTATTTTGGCTTCTGCCCTAGACAGACAATCTAATAGGCTTCATCAAGAAGCAGATTCTGACCTAGAAGACCTAGTAGGTAAAGTGTTAGGGGACAAATAACTTTATATAATGGTAGATAGCGCAATTCTCTATGGTAGATCCAGTATTAGTAACTGTAGCTGCTGCAGTCGTTGGTGCAGGTCTAAATACCCTAAGAGGATATTTACACTCTGAAGAGCCTTACTCAGCAAGAAAGTTAGCAGGTGGACTAATTATATCTACATTCGCAGCAATAGCAATCGCACAAACGGTTGTAGCTGAAGGTGTAGGTTTAGTAGGTCTAGGATTAATCGGTTTAACAACTGGTTTTGCAGCTGACTTTGCAGTTTCAAAAGCAAAGAAAGAGTAAATGGCTATGTTTTGGCTGAATAAGCCAACCATTTCACCTTTTTTAAACTTAAATATAAGAACATTTTATTATATATAATGGAAAGAGTTGGAAAATTACTAACCAAATCAATGACAATATTAGATTCTACTAATGATAATAGATTCTTTGAAGGTTTTCTAACAGTTGAAATGAAAGATAAACAGGGTGAAATTACCATAGTAGATGAGTTATACAAAGTATTACCATTATGGATGGATAGAGGAGCACCTATCACAGATACACATTCTAACAGAGTTGTAGGTAAAGGAATTAACTTTATGAAAACAACATTTGAACATGACGGTGTAACATATCCAGCAATTAAACTAACTGGTAAAATACATAAAAATTATGAATTAGATACAGATATTTGGGAAAAGATAAAATCTGGTGAATACAAAGGACTATCATTTGGTGGAGCAACTAAAGCAGATAGAACACCTAAAGTAATGAAAGATGGAGATGTAGCATATGCATTGACAGATTTAGAACATTATGAGGTAGCAGTATGTAAAGACCCAGCAGTACCATTAGCATTAATCACAGATCATAATCCATTAGCAAAAGCAATGGTTCCATCAGTTCCTAGAGGTGATGGTAAAGAAATCATAAAATGTGACAAATTTGGCTGTTATGTAAATAAAAAAGAACCACTAACTGACAATGAAATTATGGATGATCAAGATGGTAAATTTAATAAAAATGAGACAGAATCTGAACAGTTAGCTGAGCTTGATATGGTAGAATCTGCAGAAAAATTTGATAAAATACATCNAATGAAAAAAGGTGAAGATTTGTCAAACGCAGATATTGTACCAGCAACAGCATCACAAACAGTAGATGCTGGAGGTATGGGTAAAACTGTAAAACCAATTAAAACAGACAATAAAATAGGTGAAATAAAAGACGGTGTTGATNNAAAAATACCAAAAATAGAAGGTGGTATAGGTAAAAATGATTCTCCATCATCAACAGGTACTGCACTTGGAAGTAGAATGTTAGGTGCTTCAGATGCACATAAGCAAGGTAGTGGTGAAAATAGCCTAATTACAACAGATACAGAAGGTGTAAATAATCCATTAAACAGTGATAAAAAACAAGTAAAACGTTCTTTTTCAGATGCAGCAGTAAATAAGGTAGTTGGTGCATTATTAGCAGGTGCAGGTAGAGCAGTAGCACAAACTGTTGCAAGTGCTGTAACATCAGAACCTGAAGACGATGTTGAAAAATCAGGCTATCAAACAGAAGATGGTAATAATCAACTAGGTGGTCAAGCAGCACCAAAAGAGAAATTAGTTAGTGCATTAGGTGCACAAAACAAAGAAACNACTGTAAATAAGGATTAACGAAATCTTTATATACCCTTTATATATAGTTTTAGNTAACGACATGGTCAACGAAGAAAATTCTAACGAACATATTGAAGAAGTTGCTAAATCAGAGCAATCTGAAGTAGCAAAATCAGACAATGATGTAGTAGAAAAATCTTTCCAAGAATCTGTAAAATCAGGTTTTGATACATTGACAGAAGTAGTTCAATCTCTCGCAGAAACTCAAAAATCTACATTAGATACTTTGGGTGACTTAGATACAAGATTGAAAGCTATGGAAACACCAACTGACTTGCCACTTTCCCCAAAAGGAACAGCAGCAAGTGACGACGTAGGTGCAAAGGTTACTGTACCAGATACATATCAATCAAACTCCAGACAAGCTGGATTAGATGACGATAGATCTGGAGACAAGAAACCTTCATCAGACAAAGGTGGATTGAAAATGCAACAAAAATCAGACGATACAAATTTAATTGAGAAATCCGAACACACCTTCACAACCGAAACCCCACGACCTAATGCAGCATTAGAAAGTGTTGACAAATCCTTTAAAGATGAGTCAATGATTTTGAAAGATGCAAGAGCTGGTGGAGCAGAAGGATTAGCACAGGTAGCTCGTGACATTCTCGGTGGAAAGTATTACACACCTTCGGAAGACGAAGTAGGAGCATATTAAAATGGTTCAAGTGAAAACAATCGATGAGCTTGAAGCACTCTACTATGGACACAACAGAAACCTTGTAAGGAAAGCTGACGCACCAATCACAACTTCAACTGCAGGCACATTTAATGCCGTATTTGGAGCTTATGCATGGGCACAGTTGAACTTGGAAGCGAACGCCTTCGGCATTTTACCTAAGTACCCTTGGGATAAATCTGGATGGCGTGTAATTACAGCAAAACCAACTCTCAACACTACTAACGGTAACACTACCTTAGGTGGTACTGCAGAGGGTGGACAAATAGCAGAGACTGTAAAACCAACACTCCAAGAAATTGATGTTAGACCAAAGACAGCACAACTGCCTTTCTCAGCATCTGAAGTAATGGAATGGCTGGCAACACACTCTAAAGACGACATTTGGGGAGGACTTGGTTCACTCCGATTGTATATGGCTGTACAACACAAAGAGTTCCTTAATAGAATGCTTTTAGCAGATGTTGAAGCTGAAGCTGCAGGCGCATCCGGCAATAACACTGGTACAACCGACTTTGAAACACTAGATCGTATCATCTCCAGCGATGCTGAAGAAGATGCATTAGGTGGTTCACATAGTGGTTACTATGATTGTTGGGCTGCTAACGCAACAATAGACAGAGACTCAGGTACTGACTTTGATAGTACTGTAGAATCTGCTTCAGGTACCATTGGTACTAACGGTGTCCTTACTGACGATACATTACGTACTTTCTTACGAAAGATCCGTATTGCAGCAGGTAAAGATCCAAACGTATTCCTAGGTTCCCACGAAGTTTATTCCGAGATACAAGGCTTATACATGCCTTCAGTCCGTATTCCAAACCCATACGGTGAAGCATTAGTTCAAGTCGACGTAAACGGAATTCAAACATTCCGAGGAACAGGTGTAGGAATTCATGTAGACTCCATTTATGGAATCCCATTCATCCCAAGCAAGGATGCACCAAGCAATGCTAGCGACTCAGCAGAGATCGGTAGATTATTCGCATTGGACACATCAGATGCTGAGGGTTATGGATATCCAAGAATCGGAATCCAAATAGCAATTCCAACTGAATACTACGAAGCAACAAGAAGAACCCCTGCATATCCATTTGTCAACAATGCATTTGTTGAGAAAGGCGTATACAGAACTATGGGTGAAACTGTCTGTAGACACTTCAAATCTCAAGGTAAAATTAGAGATATTAAACTCTAGTCAAACCATCCTTTTCTTTTTTTTAATCTTTATATATAGGTAGATACTACACTTTTATATGGCATTAACAATCAGTACATCCGATTGGACAAACGCTAACGTGAGAAAAACACTCTCATGGCAAGCAGCTTTAACATCAAAGTTGCGAGTATATGCTGTCAAAGTTACCTTCGGTGGCTCTGATAACTATGCGACCAACGGAGTGGCAGCTGACCTTAAAGAGGGAAGAATCTCTACACTCGTTGCAGTAATCCCAACTTTCACGGATTCACTTCACAAGGTAGAATATGACAAAGCCAATGAAAAGATTAAACTCTATACAGTTGGTGGCTCAGCAGGTGCAGCTTTCGTAGAATTAGCAAACAGCTCAACAACAACACAATCAAAAGTGTTTGAGTTTCTAGTCATAGGCTACTAGAGTCCAAAATAGCCGACTTTTTTTTCTTTTTGAGGCATAATCCTTATATATTCGTAATTATGTTAT